TGCGTACAGATATTGCTCGGTCAATTTGCGGTGCGACATGGTTCGACTCCTGCTGCTGGGATGAGAACGGGCGCGGCCTCGCGTGGCATGGCGCGAATGCGCTCTCTGCCGCGGGGCGTCAGGCGCGCGACGCGACCGGAGATCGTCATCAACTGCGCGCGGGCGAGGGATTGAATCGTTTTGGCGTGGATGTCCGCCCCGGCAGCATCGACGCGCCAGATCGAGCGGAAGCGGTGAAGCTTGCCCGCGTCGTCGCAGGCGCGCATCGCCGCAAGCTGCGTCGGCGTCGGATAGAGCAGCGCGCGGGGCGCGAGTGGCGGGCTTAGAATGATTGGCAAGCGAGGCATGTCAGACACCGAATCAAAAACTAACGACTTAGGCTAGTTTGATCCGGATATCTTAACAAGCGGTATAGGTTAGTTTACCACAGCTTGAGGCCGCTTTCCTGCCATAATTTGACGCCGGGAAATAATTAAATCCACGCTGTACACATGAAATCGCAGGCGAGACGCAAAAAAACCCGCGCTGTAATGCGCGGGCTTCGAATTGCGTGAGTTAGTCAGTAAAGCGAATCAATCTTCGCGGAAGAATACGCCGCGCACGCGGCCGATAAGCTCGACGCGGAAGTTCTCGCCGCCGCTCAATGGCGTCCAAGTCTGGTGATCGGGATGATCGGACTCCGGCTTTAACCAGTAGTTGCCATCGGGCGACTGGCTCAAAAGCTTGATCGAGTCCTCGATCATGCCATCGGTGCGCATGACGCGCACGTGGTAACGCTTTCCGACTTCAATCTCGCCCGGCTTCTGTTCCAGCCGCGACAGGATCACAAGCGATTTGGGCGAGTAGCGCAGATTATTCGAGGGGCCGCGTATCTCGCCAGCGTATAGCGCCGCCGCTGAAAGGGATTCGTCGTAAGGAATCATGATGTCGTATTGTTCTTCGTTTAGGAGATCAGGTTGTGATCTCCAAAGTTGAGCCTCTAAAGCACAACTCACCTTAACGCGCACCATATTCACGTTTGCTGGTACGGAAATAATGTCCGAAGCTGGAACAGCGTAAATTTCTCCCAATAGATTCATCCAGTCTTGAGTCAATGTGATCTTTCCCGTCGCAAGACGGTTGATCGTCACCTCATGCACCTTGATGCGTTCACTATCGCCGCGCGTTTCCGCGAGCTTGCGAATGCGGTCGGCAACCTCTGCGTAAGTCCAGCGGCGTTCTTTAGTCAGAGCGTGTATTCGGTTCGGATGGCTCTTAGGCTTCCGGGGCGTCTTACCCACAGGGGCGCTCGCAATTTCAGAGGGAATTTGTCTGTTCATTTCAACACGCTAACCGTTACTTGTGACTAACGTATATAGCGGTTTGGGTATGGCGTCATTGACAAAAAACTAGCGAATCAGGTTAGTTTCCTCCCGCGAGGCCGGTAAATCGCTTCCGGCTGGGGCATTTAGGGGACTTGCCCGTCAAACGGGCACTTGGGGCAGCGCCGGCCGCATCACGGTTCCGGCGCTGGGGGGTTTCAGTTTCATGTCACTTCAACAATCGGGCGGCTTTGCCGTTCCCGAACCGCGGCCGGCTGTCTGTACGTGCCCGGCCTGCCAATCGCCGTTCATTCCCAGCCATCGCCGCGAGGCCGATCTCCCGGAGATCGTGTGCGCGTCGATCGATTTCGATGCCGTCGAGCAGGTTCACGCGTGGGGGTTCGCATGTTGAGGCGGGCCGTTTCTGCGTTCTTCCGCCGTGGCGCTGCTCTCTTGGGGCTGATGCTCGGCATTTCTCCCGCTGTCCCGCCACGGCCGGCGATCGACTTCGCGCAAGGCCGCGCTCGCACGCGATCGGGGGCGGGCAAAGCCGGCGCTCGTCGCCTCGCCGCGATGAATATCTCGCCGGCGCATTCGTCGAGCGTTCGCAAGCTTCAACGCGCCGAGCGCATCCGCGCACGTATCGCCGCCGAGGGCTAGGCGATGACGCGTCTGCAAACCCTCTTTCTCGCGTATTTCGCCGGGGTCGGCGGTGTTGCGCTCGTGGGCGCGTTTGGGGGCTTCCGCTTCCTGCGTAGCCGCAAGCCTGCCGACCCCAAGGTGCCGACCACGGGCAGCGGCGTTAAGCCGGCGCTGCCGTGCGATTGCCCGGCGCGTCACTTCGTCGGCTTCGTCTGCGCCTGCGAAGTCAACGGCGTGCGCAATCCGCGCGGCTACGGTTCGCGGGCGGTGCTGTCATGAGCGCAGTCGCGATCACTTCCGGGGCGACGCTCGATCGGCTGTTGCGCCTGCATCATGCCGTCGCGGCCGAGCCGCACCGTGCGGCCGATCAGTTGCGCGAGGCGCTCGACGTTTCCGGGCAAGTCTCGGATGCCGCCGGCGATTACATCCGCGTCGATGCGCGCATCATGTCGGATGCGTTGCTCGCATTGTCCTGTCGCTCGCTCAATATCACTGAGGTTTATGCGTTTCTCGCTGCGGCTCGCGCAATGCAGCCGCTCGTCGAGGGTTCGCTCTATCGCGCGTCGCGCGCTGCGGCGGTGCGGGCATGAACGTCGGCGCAAAGAAAGCGGCGCTCTTGCGCTCGGAATGGTTCGGCCCGCTGACAACCGGCGCACTCGCTGAGATATACAAAATCGGCGAAAGCACTATTCGAAAATTTTGGGCATGTGAGCGCAGCGGCGGCCGATTGCCCGCGCAGCCCGTTCCGCGGCCTCATTTTGGCAAAACCGTTTCGAAGGTAGTCGCCGCGATCGTCGACACGCCGGACGATGACGAGATCGAAACGATGTCCGCCCGCGCCGCAAGCGGACGCTTGCTCGCGTTGCTGCGCAAGCACCACGGCAAAGATCGCTTTCGCGGCGTCAACGACGAAATGCCTCTCAACATCACATAAACCGAACGGCTCGACAGGGCCGGCATTTACACGCCCTCGCGTTCGCGCGTGCGGGATTTTCAGCGCGGGCGCGACGCCTATGTCGGCGCGCACATCAGGGTCAAGGGAAAGTAACAATGGCCGGAAGCGTCAACAAAACAATTCTCGTCGGCAACCTCGGGGCCGATCCTGTCGTGCGACACACTCAATCAGGAGCGATGAACGTCAGCTTTAGCGTCGCGACTTCCGACACGTGGCGCGACAAGGCGACCGGCGAACGGAAGGAAAAGACCGAATGGCATCGCGTGCTGATTTGGTCCGAGGGGCTTTGCAAGGTCGCCGAGCAGTATCTCAAGAAAGGCTCGAAAGTCTATCTTGAGGGTTCGTTGCAGACTCGTAAATGGACAGATCAAGCCGGCGTCGAGCGATACACGACGGAAGTCGTCTTACAGGGCTTTAACTCAAGCTTGACCTTGCTCGACAAGGCGCAAGGCGGCGTGCCCGCACCCGACGATTCCTCGCGCCCTGAGTCTGGTTTGCAGTCTCGCCCCGGCGTCGCCCCGCGCGGCACCGCAGGCCGCACGGCCGCCGGCGGCAATTCCGACATGGACGATGACATCCCGTTTTAACGCGGCGTGCGCGCGGCTCTTGCTCGCGCGTGAACGCTTCCGGCTGTGGCGGCTCTACGGCGCGCCACGCTGGCAATCCGTCAAACTGACATGGTGGTTTCTGTGAAGCCTTTCCCGACTATCCCGCCTTTCCTCGCTCCTGTTTACTTCAAGCGACTGCAGATCGGCTTGCAGATCGTGCAGCATCCGAGCGACGCCGATCTCGTGCAATTCAACGTGCGTGGATGCGCCGACAGCGCGGTGTTTGCGCTCGACAACGATGCCGATCGCGAGCGCGCTGCGGGCTTGATTACATTGCTGACGCTTGCTTTCGAGCTTGGCCGTCGTGACGTGATCGACTCCGTTCGTTCAATCTTTGATAGCCCGCGGGTCGCCTAATGCTGGCCTCTCACACGTTCCTCGACGGGCGGGTGACGCTGCATGCCGGCAGCATGCTCGACGTGCTGCCGGGCCTCGCCGAGGCGTCGATCGACGCTTGCGTGACGGACGGCCCTTACTTCCTTCCCGAAATGGAAAAGCGTTTCGGCTCGCTCGCCTCGGCGCGTGCGACCGGCGACCGTCTGTTTTCCGAGGGCGCGAAATCCAATTTTCACGGCAAGGGCGCGATTGTCGGCGATATCTGCAACCGCGTCGAAACGTGGCGCGCAGTCTATCGCGTGCTTAAGCCGGGCGCATACCTGCTCGCCTTCAACTGCACTAAGGCATTTCACCGCATGGCGTGCGCCGCGGAAGATGCCGGCTTTGAAGTGCGCGACGTGATGTCGTGGGTTTACGCGACCGGATTTCCGCACGGCAAGCCGCTTGCAAAGCTGATCGACCGCAAGATTTTCGGCGCGTGGTGCGACGCCGACGAGCTTGCGCGCGGCCCGGTGTCTCATACGGCGGCCTATTTCGAAGGTCATGACATCACGTTGAAGCCGGCAACCGAATTGATCCTCGTCGCGCGCAAGCCGATCGAGGGCACGATCGGCGACAACCTGATTAAACACGGCACCGGCGCCCTCGACGTGCGCGCCTGTCGCGTGCCGCATGCGACCGGCTCTAGCTATCCATCGAACCTATTGCATGACGCGTCGCGCGACGTGCTGGGGCTGTTTCCGGCCGACATCAACGGCAAGCCGATCTCGCGTTTTTTCTTTCACCCAAAAGCCGACGATCTCGATCGCGCCGGCTCGGAACATCCGACCGTCAAGCCGCTAACGCTGGTGCAATACCTTGTGCGGCTCGTCGCGGGGCCGGGGCAAACCGTTCTCGATCCATTCGCCGGCAGCGGCACCACGGGCATTGCAGCGTACCGCGAGGGCCGTCGCGCGGTGTTGATCGAAATCGACCCGGAATTTCAAGCCGACATCATTCGGCGTCACGAGAACGCGCTCGCCGGTCCCGACGAGGCGCGCCGCAACAAGGTCAAGGCGACTGCAGCGCAGGCTTTCGAGGCCGGCACGCTGTTCGCCGGCATGGGGGCTTGAACATGACCATTCGAATAACGGGCGTCGTCGTTCTCGGCGCGATCACTGTAGCGGCCGTGTGGCCGCTTATCGAGCGCGCCGCCGCGGCGATTGCGCTCATTTCATACGCAAGCGGGGGCTTTCGGTGACTAAAAAACTAAACGTGTTTCAGACTTTCCGTGTCTATCTCGCGGGGCCGGTTACTGGCCTGCACTATGACGGCGCGCAGGATTGGCGCGACAAGGCGCAAGACGCTCTCGCCTTGGCGGGTGTCAAGGCATTCTCGCCGCTTCGATCTAAGCAATATCTGCGCGCCGTCGGCGAGTTGCAGGCAACCGCCGAGGGCTACGGCGATCTTAGCGCAATGTCGACTCCACGCGGCATCATGACCCGCGATCGGTTCGACGCAACGCGTGCCGACGCCTTGCTCGTCAATCTGCTCGGCGCGACGCGCGTCTCTATCGGCACGTGCATGGAAATCGCTTGGGCCGATCTCGCGCGCATTCCGGTTGTGGTCGCGATCGAGCCCGCCGGCAATGTTCATGAACACGACATGATTAACGAGGCGACAGGTTATCGCGTCGGCTCGATCGACGCGGGTATCGAGATCATCAAGGCGATGGCTGACAACGGAATCGACCTATGAGCAATACCAAAGCTCCGACGGTCGTCATAATTCGTGCGCGGCGGCATGGCCTGCGCGAGGCGACCGCAGTCGCCCGCACGGCTCGCCCGCACCGTGCGCCCCGCGTCGATATCGTGTTCGTCGAAAGCTCGGCGATGATCGAGGCAAAGCTCGGCGTGTGGCGTGTCGGTGCCATCTGGCACGATGTCGCGACGGGCAAATGGCTTTGGGCGCTCGATCTCACGCTGTTGTCAAAGCAGCCGCAGCGAGCCGCGACGATCGAGATCGCAAAGGCGATCGTCGCCGGCAAAATCCGCAATTGGTGCGAGGCCGCGGGCGTCGCGAGCGTGCGGGGCGGCCAATGATCGACCCGGCAATTCTGAGCAGCGACGGCGTTAAGGCCGTTCTCGCCCGCTTTCCCGGCGCGCAGATCGTCGAGGTTCGCGATTTGACGCCGGGCCTCGTCAAGGGCGCGGCCGTGAAGGTGACTTACGAAGAATTGGGCGAGGCCGCTCGCTATGAGCAGGCGCGCGCCGAGGCTGCGATTTCCCGCGCCCTCGAAACGATCGCCGGCGAGAACGTGTCGGAAGCGGCGCGCGACTTGGCGGCACGTATCGCGCAAGAGCAGCGCCGCCGCGCCGACGTGTTCCGCTTTATGGTCAAGATTATCGATATCGTGAGCAGCGACGGCCCGGTTAAGCGCCGCATGCGCGACATCGCGCGGGCGGAAGCCGAGGCGCGCGCCGAGGCGGCGCAGGATACCCAGGAATCCGGGGGCGACAATTCGGATAGCGAGCGCGCAGAACGCGAGCGCGCCGAGGCCGATGCGTATCGCGCCGAGGGCGAGGCGTCCTGATGCGCGGCGACCCGAAATATACGCCCGCGCAACTCGACGAGTTGCGGGCGCGGCATCCTGTCGATGAATACGCCGCCGGGCTTGTGGCGCTACGCTCGACGCGCCGCGGGCAATGGACGCATGCCGGGCCTTGTCCGTTGTGTTCGCAGCGCACGAATTCGAAAAGCGCCGGCCGGTTTGAATGTAACGGCGAAACGTGGGTTTGCGCTGTCTGCCACGAGAACGGCGACATCATATCGCTTGTTCGCGCTGTCGAGGGCGTGGGCTACTTCGAAGCAATTGAGCGCCTTGGGGGCGTCCGCGCCGAGGAAATCAATTCTACGGTTGCGCTACGCGCTGGGCGACGTGATTACGAGACGGCGGCCGTCAAAACGGATGCGCCGGCGACGGTGCCGGTTAAGTTCGCTGTTACAGATCCTCTGCGCGACGCCTATCTCGCCGGTTGGCTCAAAGCGGCGAGCGCCGCAGCGGCCTCGATCAAGTATCGCGCGCGCGAGCGCGATCGTCTGCTCGCATGGTGGAACGCTGGCGCGCATTGGCGCGGCACGCCCGTCGCGGCGTATCTGTCGGGCCGCGGCTTGCTGCGGCCGAGCAATGCGCAACTGCGCTACCATGGCAGCATTCCGTTGTTTTGCGACGGGCGCGAGCGCGAGCCGGTTCTCGTGCATCGTGGCCCTGCCATGCTCGCGGCGATTTGGGCGCGCCCCGACGAATTTATCGGCCTGCATATCACTTGGCTCGATCCCGCCGGCCCGAAAGGCAAGGCTGAATGCGTTAGCCCGATCGACGGTGAGGTTCTGCCGTCCAAAAAGGTGCGCGGCACGAAAGCCGGCGGTTACATCGATCTCGGCGGTTGCGATGAGCATCGCGCCGTGCGGCTAATCGCTGGCGAGGGCATTGAAACCGTTTATGCGGCCTTTACCGGGCTGGTGCGCAACGGTCGCGACGTGTCGCGAACGATGCTCCGCAGTTCGGTCGATATCGGCAACCTTGCCGGCAAGGCGCTGGCAATGCTGCCGCACCCGACGGCGCGGGCGGCGAACAACCGGCCGCAACGTGTGCCCGGTCCTGATCCCGATTTGTCGTCACCGGCGATGCCGCTGCCGGCGACGATCTCGGAGGCCGTGTTTCTCGGCGACGGCGATTCCGACCCGTTCTTTACCCGCAACGCTCTTGAACGCGCGAAGCGGCGACATCAGCGCGACGGCCTGCATATCGGCACGCCGTTCGCGGAATCCGGTTCTGACTTTAACGACATGATCCCGGCCTCGGCTGGGGATGAAATGCAAGACGAGGCTACACAATGACGAACGCGCGTGACCCTTACGAGAAAATCGCTAGTTTAGTTGAAGGCGATTCGCCGGGTGAAGATTACGCGTCGTTTATGGCTCGCGTCTCCGCAGCCCCGCACCCCGACGACGACGACGCCCCGCACCCCGCCGGCCGTGGTGCCCCTGAATTTTGGCAGGGCGACGATGACGCGGTGCCGCCCGATGATATGGCACCCGCCGACGCCGCGGATATTTCGCCTGAGATCATTTTGCGCTGCGCGAGCGAGCCGCAAAACGACATCGGCAACGCCAATCGCCTACTTAATTACTTTCGCTCCGATATCTTGAACGTGCGCGATGCCGGGTGGCATGGCTGGCACGAAAGCCGCTGGCGGCGCGAGGGCGGCAAAGAAATCGCGACGATGTACGCGCACCGCACGGCCGCCCGCATCGCGCTTGAAGCCGAGTACATCACGGCGACATCGATCGAGCAGCATGCGATCGACGAGGCCGCGGAAGCGCACGCGGATTTGCAGGCGCTCGGTAAAGTCGAAAAGCTAACCGACGATCAGGTCGCCAAAAAACGCCGACTGAGTGATATCGTCGAGCGCGGTCGCGCGGCCCTTGCGGCGATCGAGGCGCGCCAGATCGCGCGGCGCAAATACGCCGTCTCGTCGGGCAATAGCGGGAAAATCCGCGGCATGCTTGAGCAGGCCGAGCCGTATCGAACCGTCGACATCGCCGAGCTTGACGCCGACAAGCTCGCATTCAACGTCGGCAACGGCACGCTGCATTTCGTCGGGCGCGATGTGCCCGACCCTGATGCCGGCGATCATTCCGACAAGGTGACGCGCAAGTATCATGTCGAGTTGAGGCCGCACAACCGCGAGGAATACATCACGAAAACTGCGCCAGTCGACTACAATCCAAAGGCGAAAGCGCCGCGATTTGTGGCTGCAATTACGCGGTTTCAGCCGATCGACGCCGTTCGCTCGTTTCTGCAACGATATCACGGCTATGCACTTACGGGACTGACCGGCGAGCAGTGTCTCGTTTTCAACTACGGCACCGGCGCGAATTGGAAATCGACCTTTGTCGAGGTCGTTGCGCGCATCATGGGCGACTATTGCGCAACTATCCAATTCGAATCGATCGCCGGCGAGTCGCAGAAAAGCGGTTCGCAGGCATCGCCCGACATCGCCCGGTTGCCCGGCGCGCGGCTCGTGCGCGCTTCCGAGCCTGATCGCGGCGTTCAAATGAAAGAGGGTTTGATTAAAGCTCTCACGGGCGGCGAGCCGATGCTCGCGCGCCATAATTTCAAAGACTTTTTCGAGTTTCGGCCCGACTTCAAGCTCGTGCTGTCGGGAAACCACAAGCTCGAAATCGGCGGCGTCGATCATGGCATCTGGCGTCGCATGCGCTTTGTCGAGTGGCCGGTGACGATCGCCGACAATGAGCGGCGCAAGATGGATGAAGTCATGGCCGAGCTTTGGGAGGAACGCGCCGGGATTTTGAATTGGCTCGTCGAGGGTGCGCTCGATTATCTCAACAATGGCCTGCGCACGCCGAAAGAAGTGACCGACGCGACTGATAGTTACCGCGAGGAAAATGACCCCGTGGGTGCGTTTCTCTCGCAATGCGTGGTGATGGTGCCGCCTAACCCCGATGGCTCGGCGGCGTCGACGGTGCCCGCGCGGCAGCTATACGATGCTTTTGAGGCGTGGGGAGAGATCAACGCCGTGCGGGCGTGGCGCGAGAAATCATTCGCGCAGGCGATGTCTCAAAAGGGGCTTGTTAAAGAGCGGCACAAGCTCGGGCAGCGATACTTGCATATGCGCCTCGACTATGTGCCGCAGCGTGCGGCGCGTAAGCGTGACGACGAAGCGCCCGCGCCCGGCGATGACGATGTGCCCTTTGAGTAGCGTAGCGGGGTTACTAGACGCCCGCACTATTCCGGCTCTTGCTGGTTTTGCGGGCGTTCGCGGTGATTTGCGCCGTTCCCCGCGGTGTAGGGATGTAGGGACGGTGTACCGTTCGGATATCACCATACACCGCGTTTTCGGCAGACGTAGTAAGGGCTTAGCGGGGGTCGGTGTAGGGATGTAGGGTAAAGTGCCCTATACGCGTAGCGAAATTACGAAAACCGGCTTTTCCGGCATTTTTCAAAAACTCTACACGTATAAATCTCATTTTACCCTACATCCCTACATCAATGACCAATAAGTCATTGAAATGGTGACACTAATTACGGTGTAGGGTCGGAAACCTTGGGTACATCCTCCCTACATCGCTACACCAACGGAACAATGCGAGGATTTGGGGCGATGAAAAAAAATATCGACATTGAAAAGCTCGTGCGCTGGGCACTGCGCGATGAGTTGCCGAAAGGCCGGCCGGTTTCTGACGATCTCGGCCGTGTGATCGCAAAGCGGTTCGATCGTCGCCCGCTCTCCATCGCGACTGGTGCGCGCCCCGATATCGACTCGCTCGGATACGTGCCCGGCGCGCCGCACGAGGATGCCGAGCGCGTCGCCGATGCTGTGGCGTGCATTCGCACGGAAGCTCGTTTCTCGCTCTCGGAGGCAATGGCTGATGCGCGCAAGCTGATGCGCGACCTGTTGCCGGTCACACACGTTGCAACCCTGCGCGAGATCGCGGGCGTCGTGGTCAATCCGCAAGCCCTCGTCGTGTCGTGTGGCATCGGCAATCGTCGGCCGGGTTGGGATTTCGCGCCGCGTTGCTCGCAAGGGATGGTTCCCTATCGCAACGGACGCGGCGCACTGCGGCAGCGGCCGATCGTCGAGGGTTTTGACGACGCCGGCGCGCTCGTTGAGTTGAAGCCGAACCGGGGCAAGGCCGCAATGAAGCGCGGGGCGTATGATGCGCACCGCGAGCCGCGTTCGCCGCTCAACTGGCACGCTGCGTCGCTGCTTTCGATCGGTGTTGCGCGAGCGGAATACTTCGCTTGGCAGAACGCGATTGCGGGGCTTGCGCACGCCCTCCGCGGCGCGCTCGTCGAGTTTGAGCCGGTTGCGCCGGCGGCCGTGCCGTTCCCTTGGATCGACGGGCAACCGACTTCGCGCGTTCTCTCCGATGGTTTCCCGGCCGGTTTGCTGACGGTGCCACTCGCCCTCGGCCCGACTCGCGAGGCGACGCCGCGGCCGTATGAAACCGCTCTTGAAGTCGAAGCGCGCCGCGGGGCGGCTAACTATCAAAAGGCGCGAATTGCAAAAACCGCTGCGGTTAGGGCACAACTCGCAAAAGCGTAGCGGGGTCACTGTACGGTGAACAAGTCACGCGGCTATAGATCGATCCATCGGATACGCTGCCGATCTTTGTAAGACGACTTGATCGCGCTCAACCGGGCGGCCATTGGAAGGCCCGGAACGTCTCTGAGGGGTTATCGAAATGCTCAAGTAGCGACGGCCTAACTACACATTCAGAAAACGCGGCGCTGCCCGACGCCTCACTCGGGCAAACAATTCGAGGCGATTGAATGACCAAAGAAATCAAACCCGGCAACTATATCGACGTGCGCATGATCGCCGTCGCTGTCGACGGTTCAAATGTCATTGCTCGCCTTCCTTCGAAAAGCGCCGTGCATCAGTTCACGATCGGCGCGCACCAAGTACAGAACACGGCACCGCGCTCGCCCGATGCGATCGCCGCGGATGTGGTCTGTTCCTCCTATGACGGCCTCGTGCCGTTGCAAGATCGTCGCGCGCGAACGCTGCGACGTTAACCAATCCGCATGGAATGCGCGGCGTGTGCTTGCTGAATAAGCGCACGGGCGAATCATTCGAGCGGCTATCACCACGCGCGGCACTCGGCCACGCTTTACAAGATAGCGCGCACCAACCCTAGCCCTGAGTTAGGCTCTTGATAGTGCGGTGACTGATCTAGCTCGCGAGTTAACGAGCGCGTGGTGATACTAAATCTCGCGGGGTCATGGCATGCAGATCGTCGTTAGTGGAACGATGGCGCAAGTCATGGCCCCGTTGCGCAAGATCGCCGGCGGCAAAATGGCCGTTCTCGAAAACGGTTTGAGCGACGGCGGCGACAAGGTGCGCACTAAGGTACGCAAGGCGCTCAAGACGCAAACGAACGTCAAGAAATACGGCACGATCACAAGCCGTGTGCAAGGCGCTCGTCGCGGCCTGTCCTACGTCATCACTGGCGAGGGCAAGGGCTTGCCGATTGATGAATTCCCGGTGTCTGCGCCGGGTAGCGTCTCGGCCTCGCCTTGGGGCGTTATGCGCAAGTTCAAGCGTTCGTTTGTGCGAGCCGGCAAATTCGTTGCGCGCCTCTCGTCGAAACGCTTTCCGGTGCGACGGCTCTATGGCCCGTCGATCGCCAAGGAAATCGTCAAGGATCAATCGCTCGCCGCGTTCGAAGCTGGCGTTCGCACTGACATCGTTCCCGAAATCGATAAGCGCCTCGCGCGCCTGCTGAGTGGTGGCTGACAATGGCGATCAATCTTAGTGCAATCATCGCGTGGTGCTTGCGCCTTGCGATCTATGGACTTGTGACGATCGTTGCCTTGTTCGCCGCTGGCGTGGCCGTGATGTGCGGCGCACCGCATGGCGTCGTGTTCTATGCCTATATCATCGGCGCGCCTGTCACCGGCGTTATCATCGCCGAGTGTGCTGTGCGTCCGATGCGCCTGTCCTTTGTCGTGTCGCGCTGTCGATTAAAGCGCGCTGTGATGTCGGCGATCGGCCGTGCCCGCGCTGCCGCTCGCCTGCGCCCTTCCTAGCCTCGCCGATCGCCGTTCCCGCGTGGGATAAAGGGTCCTTCCCAAGGGCGGGGGGGACGCGCGGCCGCCGCAGTCCGGCATATTTTCAGTTTGCTAGTTGAAAAATCAGGGTTGACCATGTTGACGCCCGACTCCCGGCCGGTTGACGCCCCGGATGTTGCCGTTTTGCCACTCGCGCCGGCGGCCGTGATGTTCACGGTTTCCGAGATCGCCGAGCGCGACGGCATTTCAAAGCAAGCGGTTTCGAAGCGCGTCAAGGCGCTCGTCGACGATCACGGCCTCGCGGTCGAAACCGATGCGCGCGGCAACGTCGCCCGTGTGAACGTCGTGCATTATGATCTTTTGCGCGAGCGCCACGGCAACCCGTCGAAAGATCAGCGCCCCGCGCCCTCGACTGAGTCGAGCGCGCCGGCCGGCGACTCATACGAGGAAGCGTTGCGCCTCAAAACGCACTATGAGGCGACGCGCAAGGGTATCGAGCTTGACGAGCAAATGGGCAAGCTCGTGCGGGTCGACGAGCTACAGCAAGCCGTTGCGGATGTTGGCGCGGAAATCGCCGCCATCGTCGGCAAGGTGGAACAGGAAGCAGACGCGCTCGCCGCGGCCGGCATGCGCGACGGGCCGCACGGCATTCGCGTCGCATTGAAGCAAGTCAAATTTCGGATGCTGACTGAGATCGCCGACGCGCTCGACGCGCTGGGCAAGCGCAACGCGCAGGCGAGCGAGGCATCCGCCGGAAACTAACCCATGCGTTCGCATCCCTCGGCGCGCGGCGTCATCGCCGAGCGCATGGCGCTTTCAATCCGCCCGCCGGTGCCCGTGCCGGTCGCGCAGTGGATGAGCGAAAATATCGTTCTCGTCGACGGCCCCGCGGCCGGCGGATTGTGGAACGCGAGCGGCGCGCCGTATCTCGTCGAGATCGCGAATTGCCTTTCGGACGATCATCCGTGCAATTTCGTCACGGTACGCAAGTCGCAGCAAACCGGCGCGTCAATTCTCGCGCTCGGTTGGTGTTTGTATGTCGCCGATCGCGAGCCGGCCAATCTGCTTTATGCGGTGCCCGGCCTCGACGCGCTCAAAGACTTGAACAACGGCAAGCTGCAACCGCTTATCGAGGCGTGGCAGAAGAAAACAAAGCGAACCGTCATCCTGCCGCAGACCGCGCGCTCTGGTAACGGCTCGACGGCCGGCGAAAAGGTGTTTGCCGGCGGTCGCCTGTATCTGGCGAACGCAAATTCGGTCATGGATTTGTCGTCTAAAACGATCAAGAAAGGCGTTCGCGACGAATATTCGAAGTGGTCGGACATCGACGGTTACGGCGACCCCGGAAACTTGTTTTTCGGTCGCTTTACCGCCTTCCGTCGCACAAAGAATTTCAAAATCCTCGATATCTCGACGCCGGAAGTCGACACCGGCGACGAAACGGGACAAACCGAGGGGCATTGTCGCATCGATACGCGCTTTCGGCTCTCCGATCGGCGTTTCTGGCATTGTCTCTGCCCTGAGTGCGGGCAATTGTTCGTGCATCGCGACGATCAACTCGTCGTCGATAAGGATCATCCGCACCGCAGCGCCTATGCCTGCGATTGCGGGCACCATATTTCGGACGCCGAGCGTATTATCGCGATCGACCTCGGCGAATGGATTGCGACGCACGCGGCCGGCAATCATCCCGGCTTTCATATCGATGCGTATGTGTCGAAGATGATGAGCTATGAAGCTATCGCCGAGGATAAGCTCAAGGCGACGAGCGAGACGGCAAAGAAAGACTATTCAAACCTAATCCTCGGCCTGCCGTTCAAGTATCGCGGCGACGCGCCCGATCATGAAAAGCTCATGATGCGCCGCGAGGATTGGATGAAACGCGGCACGGTGCCGCCGAAAGGTCTAATCATCACGGCCGCCGCCGACGTGCAGATGCGCGGCATCTGGCTCGAAATCGTCGCGCACGGTGCGAACCGCGAGTCCTGGCTGATCGAGGCTATCTATCTCGACGGTGACACGTCAAATCACCGCGGCGATGTATTCGATCAGCTACGCAAGCACACGATCGACAAAAAGTTTCCCGACGCGTTCGGCGGCGTTCGCCGCATTGACGCGCTCGCGGTCGACTCGGGCTATCGATCGAACACGGTCTATGCGTGGGTGCGGGAAAATCAACGATTGCACCATGACACGGGTTTCGACCTGATCCTCGCGACGAAGGGTCAACCCGGCTGGGGCAAGCCTGCTATCGGACAGCCGACGCTCGTCGATATCGACTTAGCCGGCCGCAAGATCAAGCAAGGCTGCAAGGTTTGGAACGTCGGAACGTGGCCGCTCAAAGCCGACTTCTATTCGTATCTGCGGCAGGATGGTTTGAAGTCGGGCAAGGCGGAAATTCTGCGCGACCCCGACGGTTACTGTCATTTCGGAATGTGGGTGGATGAGGTCTATTTCCGGCAGTTGACGGGCGACCGACTCGAGCAAGTTAAAGTGCAGGGTCGCGTCGCGGGGCAACGATGGGCGCAGATCAAAAACAACCATTTCCACGATACGCGCATCTATAATCAAGCGATGGCCGAATATCTCGGCATGTCGACAATTACGCCGGAAGGCTGGGCCGATCTCGCCCTGCGCCGTGGCCTTCCGTCTGAGTTAAGCGAGCTAAGTCTGTTTTCAGCCTTGGCCGCTCCGGTTGCTGACACGTCGAGCGCACCTCACACAAACGACAGTGACGAGACGCAGCAACCGGAAAACATCAGCGATCAGGCTCAACCGCCTCGCTCGACGCAATCGAGCGGCGGCAGTTGGCTTAATCGCGATACTAGCGGATGGGGACGCCGCTAATTGCGTCGTGTGAGTGAAGGCGGACTTTCGCATCCGCTGGGGGAATACCCGACGATCACGACGCCTTGCCGTGTGCGATCACGGCGTTTGCATCACGTTGTCGCGCGCGCGAGGGGGCCGCAGCGCCGGTGACGTGGTGCGTTCAAGGCCGCTCGGCTCGCGCTCAAAGCGCGGATGCCGGGCGGCCTTTTTGTTTTCGGCAAAGGGGGCCGCGCAGTGCAAATTTGGACGATGGACGATTACGCCGCGCTCGCGAAAGCGATGGGCACCGGCGCATTGGAAGTGCAATTCGGCTCGGGCGACAACGCGCACCGAACGAAATTCCGCTCACTCGCGGAAATGGAACGCATGCTCGATCGCATGGAAAATTATCTCGGCATCAATACCGGCTCGACGACGAGCTTTGTGCAGCATCGGCGGGGTTAACGCATGTCGGCAATGTTAAGGGCGCTGGCATGGGTCGCGCCGGCCGCGGCCATTCGCCGTGCGCATGCGCTCGCGGCGCTCGACGGGCAACGATCGTATGACGCCGCTCGGCGTGGTCGACGCAATGCCGGTGTGGCCAGCAAGAGCGGTAGCGCAAACGGTGCGATCGGCCCGGCTCTCGCCGCGCTTCGCGAAGCGTCGAGCGATCTCGTTCGCAACACGTGGATTGGCTCGCGGGCTATCGATGTGCTGTCGGCGAATACGATCGGCACCGGCATTACCGTCGCGTGGCGTGATCAAAAGGTACAAGACCTTTGGAATGAGTGGTGCCTCGGCGCGGATATCGAGGGCGAGAAGGATTTCGCTGGCGTGCAACTCGTCGCTTTCCGCTCGATGCTGGAACGCGGCGACTCGGGCGTGCGTATGGTTCCGCGCAAGATGGGCAGCGGCCGAACGGTGCCGCTTGCTCTGCAATGCGTCGAGGGCGACGTGATCGCAACCGAGCGCGACGGCATTTTCGATGGCAAGAAATCGCGCCTCGGCGTGGTGCTTGGCGATTGGAACGAACGCCTCGGCTATTGGCTGCACAACGAACATCCGGCCGAGTCAACGGGCTGGCGATCGCCCTCGCTTGTGCCGAGCTTCGTGAAGCGGGATGATTTCTGTCACCTTTACCGGCCAATGCGCGCCGGGCAGGTTCGCGGCGTGCCGCTGCTCGCGCCCGTCGCGCAGACGGTGCGTGACTATTTCGACGCGGAAGATGCAATGATCGTCAAGCTTCGAATGGAAGCTTGTTACGGCCTGATCGTCACGTCGAATGATCCGGTTCGCAATCTCGCCGGCACGGGCGCGCGCAAAGACGAGGACGGCCGCAATATCGAGGAAATGTCGCCCGGTATGGTTTTCCGTGGGCGGCAGGGCGAGACGGTGCAAGCGTTTTCGCCGTCGGGTTCGGGGCAATTCGAGCCTGTTGCGTTCGCTGCGCTCATGGGCATCGCGTCGGGCGGCATGGTCACTTATGACCAACTAACCGGCGACTTGCGCAAGGCGAATTACTCGTCACTCAAAGCGGGCGACCGAATTTTCCGACGCCTCGTCGAGCAGACGCAGTGGCTAACGCTTGTGCCGCAACTGATGCACCGCGTCACGTCGCGCTTTATCGATACCGCCATTCTAGCCGGCAAGCTGAAAGAGGGCGTTTATCCGCGCGATTACGTGATGCCGGCCGTTGTCCCGATTGACCCGTTGAAGGATCTAAAAGCCGACATCCTCGCCGTTCGCGCCGGGCGCATGTCGCCGCAGGAATTCATCGGCGAATGGGGCCGCGATTGGCGCTCGGTTCTCAAAGAAACCAAACAATTTTGGACTGAGGCCGACAAAGACGGCCTCGTCTTGGATATCGACCCGCGGCGCACCGATCAAGCGGGTGCGGCGCAGGCGAATGACGATGCGTCGGACAATGCCGACGCCTCGGATGATAGCGAGGAAAAATGACGCACAAACGATTGCGGACGCGCGCAGCCGCGCGCCCGCGGACGACGCCTGACGGTTTCGAGCCGGGGCTGATCGTCGAGCGTAAGGCGGGCGATGACATCACCGCCCGCTTTGCGGCGTCGAGCTACAATTCGGAAGCGCACACGGTTGAAGCGGTGTTTTCCGCTGGTACGCGTGTTGCCCGTTGGGGCGCGTGGGAGGAATTGGCGATCTCGACCGATGCGATCGACCTTAACCGGGTCGCGCTCGGGCAGGTTCGTTTGCTCGATACGCACAATCAAGGTTCGGTCAACGCCGTTTTGGGCGTTGTCGAGAACGCGCGGATTGAGGGCGGCAATCTTGTCGGCCGCATCCGCTTTGCCGACACAGACGCCGGCCGCAACGCCGAGGGCATGGTCGCCCGCGGCGAGATTTCCGGCATTTCTGTCGGCTACCGGGTGACGACGTGGACTCTCGCGTCACTCGAATCCGATGTCGAGGTTTGGCGGGCTGACAAGTGGGAGCTTCTTGAAGTCTCGCTAGTCGCCGTCCCGGCAGACCCGCAAGCGTCGATCCGATCGACGAATGTTCAAGCACAACGGGCCGATGAGGCTCAATCAATGGAGAATGACGACATGCGGCGCAATGCTGCCAATCCGACCGCCGAGCCTCTTGCCGGCGCTGCTACCGTGCCCGCTGCCGACGCAACCCGCGCGGCACCCGCACCCGCTGCCCCGGCCGCGCCTGCCGCTGCGCCGGCCGTCGATTACACTGCCGACCGCGCTCGCGCCGCCGACATCCTGTCGATCGGCACCCGCGCTAACATGAGCGGCGACGACATCCGCAACGCGATCAGCGCCGGCACCTCTGTCGACGCCTTCCGCGCGCGCGCGTTCGAAGCTCTCGCCGGCAATGCCGACGCGACCCGTTCGGGCAATGTGCAGATCATCCGCGACGAAACCGAAACCCGCGCGGCGAACCTGACTGACGCCTTTACCTTCCGCCTCGGCGGCGCTGACGCGCTGCGCGATGCCGAGGGCAATGTTCGACAGATCAGCGCCGAGGCGCGTTCGTTCGTCGATTTCACTTTCGCGGAAATGGCCGCGACCGCGCTCGGCGAACGCCGTATGCCGCGCACCGGCCGCGATCGCGAAGAAACGATCCGCCGCGCAATGCACACGACTTCCGATTTCCCGGTCATCTTCGAAAGCTCGATCAACCGCGTGCTTGCGCGCCGTTACGAGCAGCAGAAGCCGACCTATCGCGAAATTTCGGTGCAGCGCCGGTTTAAGGACTTCCGCCCGCACGATCAGATTCGCGTCGGCGACTTCCCGATGCTCAAGAAAGTCGGGCAGTCCGGCGAGATTGAGTTCGGTTCGTTCGGCGAAAGCAAGGAAACCGTGGCTGTTGCGCCGTATGGCATTCAGTTCGCGATTTCCCGCCACATGCTCGTGAACGACAATATCGGCGCCATCGACGAGGTGTTGTCGAGCTACGGCGAGTCGGTCGCGGCTTTCGAGGAAGCTCTGTTCTGGGCAATGAAGGCGCAGGCGAGCGGCCTTGGTCCCAAGCTGATCGAGGGCGGCGTGAGCGTGTTCCACGCTTCGCGCGGCAACCTCGCGGCTGCGGCTTCCGACGTGACCACGGATGCTCTGAGCGCGGCCCGCGCCGCTATGCGGAAGCAGAAGAACGCCGCCGAGCGTCTGCTCAATATCTCGCCGGCCATTCTGGTTTGCGGTGCCGATCAGGAAACGAACGCCGACAAGGCGCTCGCGGTGATCACGCCGACGGCCGAGGGCGATGTCAACCCGTTCGGCGGCAAGCTCCGCAAGGTGGTTGCGCCGATCGAGGGCGATCAGTGGGAAGTCTACGCCGAGCCGAGCAAGATGCCCGTGTTCGTATGGGGCATGCTCGAAGGCTATGACGCGCCGCGTCTGCGCCTCGATAACCCGTTCGGTACGCAGGGCGTCGGCGTTTCGATGGAACACGACTTCGGCGTCGGTGCGATCGACTTCCGCGGCGCGTATCGCGTTCCCGGCTAATCGGCCGAGCGTCTGACATCAGCGGGCGGCAATAGCGCCGCCCGTTTCCATTTCGAATTCAGGGAATCACCATGAAAAATTATGTGCGTCACGGCGATACGCTGCCGTTCACTGCACCCGTCGGCGGCGTCGTTTCCGGCCTGCCGTATCTGATCGGCATCGTGTTCGGCGTTGCCATGTTCTCGGCCGCCGAGGGCGAAAGCTTCGAATTGCGCCGCAAGGGCGTCGTCACGCTGCCAAAGAAAGTCGGCGAGACGTGGACCGAGGGCGCGGCTCTCTATTTCGACGCGACCGCCAAGGTTCTGACCACGACTGCCGCGACGAACAAGCGCGTCGGCGCAGCCGCCGAGGGTGTCGTTAATTCCGGCGCGTCGGGCGACGTGCTGCTTTTGCCGACCGACTAACCGATCGAGGTTGAAATGTCTCTGTTCGCGACGCTAACGCGCCTCTCGTCGAATATGGTCGACTCCATCATGGGCGAGCGGCTGCGCATCACGCCGCGAACAGAGGCGACCTATACGGCCGGCGGCGTCGACGAGACGCGGCCGGTTGCCGATGTCGTCGGCAAGTATATGGAATATGCCGGCCAAACCCGCATCGGTGACGCCGCCGCGGGCCGCGATTTTGAACGCCGGTTCAACACGCCGAAACTGTTTTTCAGTATCCAGCGCGCGGCGATCGGCGACAAAGTGTTTCGCTCGAAAGATCGCATTACGCGCCTTGAATTGCCCGGCGAGCCTCAATTCGAGATCACAGAAATCGAACCGCTCGACGACGGCCGCACGGCCTTTTACGTCGTGATAGTGGAGGCTGAAACATGAGCTTGGCCGCAGCCGCATTGCGCATCGCGACCGTCAAGGCGCTCAAGGGGGCGACTTCCGTCGGCAATCGCGTGTTCGATAGCGAGGTCGACGTTCGGTCGCTGCTCGGCGAGAACGCCGAGCCGACAATCGTTGTGCTGGCCGAGAAAGGCCGTCGCAAAATTCAGGGTCGCGACATCCTCGGCGGCGATCATCGCGTCGAGCTTGCGATCGAAATGTTTGTCGCGCGAGCGACGAAGGTCGAGGGCGAAAATCCCGATCAAACAAAATTCAAGATCGACTATCCGGCGACCGATGCCGCGCACGAAAATCGGCTGCGCCGTCTCGCCTATGAAGTCGACTCCATTTTGACCGGCGAGCTAACGCCGTGGGTTGAAATCTGGAAAGCGTTCGCGGTGTCGATCGACGAGGATGTCGAATGGGACCGCGGCGCGGATGGCGACGGCGGCCGGCGCTTCAACTTTCTGCGCAGCGTCTATTCCTGCGGCGTGCTTTCCGATCCGCCGCGCGGCATGCCTCTCACGCCGATTTGGGAAAAGCTCTTGTCGCTGATGGACAGCGACCCGGAGCTTGCGCCGACGGCGAAAGACTGGCGCGCGCTTATCACCACGCCGAACCTGCCCGCATGGCGCAACGCTATGTCGTCGCTCGGCCTGAGCTACGGCGAGTTGAAGGGAATGGGCCTTGCGCCGTTCCTCGATCATCAGGCGACGCCGACTACCGAAAGCGCGGGCCTCGACGAGGCGACGCTCGATCCCGATCAAATCACGATCGACGCGCAATAGGTGCTGCATGGCTGCGCTACACGAGCAATTAACCGCGCTGATGCGCGACGTTGCCGATCTCAAGCGCCGCGCCGATACAACGGTGCGGCACGGCAAGGTTGCCAAGGTCGACGCAGAAAAGCACCGGGTCAAGCTGACGATCGGCGGCACCGAGAAAGAGCCGCAGGAATCGCCTTGGGTGCCATACGGGCAGATTGCCGGCGCGCTCAAGGTTCACACGCCGCCGAGTGTCGGGCAGCAAATGACGCTGTTCGCGCCGACCGGCGATTTCCGGCAGGCCGTTGCGCTTCCTCTCACGTGGTCGGATGAAAACAAGTCGCCGTCGGATAAGCCCGACGAGCATGTGCTGACGTTCGAAAACGTCAAAATTGTTGTCAAAAAGGACAGCGTGAAACTTTCCGTCGGCGACGCCTCGATCGAGGTGACAAAGGACTCGATCCTCGCCGTCGCAAAGGAAATGTTTAGCTCGAAAGTCGGCGACGCTGAGATCGAGCAAAAGGGCGACGCGACGAACATCGTCGCCGCCAAGCTTCACACGGTCGGAAAAACATACCTCGGCGTTGACGGCAAGGGCGAGACGCCGGCCGACAAGGTTGAGGTCGAAACCGACATTCCGTCGAAAAACGTATTCGCCAAAAAATGAGGCTTCAATGAGCAAGAAACACTATCGCCTGACCGATCAGGCGACCGTCGAAATGCGCCGCATGTATCCCGCCGGCAAGATCGTCTTGAGCGAGCGCGCGGCGCGCCACGAATTGCGGCGCGGCACGATCGAGCTTGATGGTGTCAAGGCGACGCCTGCCGTCGAGAAGCCGGCGGCCGGCTAATGGCAGGCATCAACCGCGAAACCGGAAAGGTCTTGGACGGTTGGGGCCATGTCGCGCAGTCGCTGCAAGTGCTGTTCACAACGCACATAGGTTCGCGCGTAATGCGCCGATATTTCGGCAGTGAAGTGCCGCCGTTGCTCGGCGAAAACCTGACGGCGCGAACCGTGACGCGATTTTGTTACGCGATCGTCGTCGCCGTCGAGCTTTGGGAACCGCGCTTTCGCGTAAAGCGCGTCTATTTCAATCCGTCTGCGAATTCAAATGAGCAATTGCGCGGCGGCAAGCTGTCGATGGCAATTCATGGCGAGTACCGGCCGCGCGGTCATCTAGGCGACCCGACGCCGGCGCGCGGCGACTACGTTATCGCTGTCGGTTTGGGGACGGCTGGCCTTGAGGTTAAACCCGCATGACACGATTTACTAAGCTCGATCTTTCGCAACTCGCGCCGCCGCAGCTAATCGAAGTCGTCGATTACGAGAAAATTCTCGCCGATCAAAAGGCGTGGGTGGTCGCGACGTGGGATAAGCTGCGCATTTCGCGCCCTGATCTTCCGGCGCTCGATACGCTCGGCCTCGAAACCGAGCCGATCACGATCATTCTTGAAGTGATCGCCTATCGCGAGACGCTGTTGCGCGCGCTCGTCAATGACAAGGCGCGCGCGGTGCTGCTCGCCTCGGCGGTTGGCACTGATCTCGATCATATCGGCGCGTTGTTCAACACGCCGCGCCGGCTGATCGACCCGGTGAATATGATTTACCAATCGGACGCCGAGTATCGCGAGGAAATCCAACTCGCGCCGGAAGCGTTCTCTGTGGCTGGGCCGGAAGGCGCGTATATCTATTTCGCGCGCCGGGCGCATGCCTCGCTGTCGGATGCCGCCGCGTTGCATCCGCACACGAATCGAATTGATGTCGTGGTGCTGGCGCGCGACGGCAACGGCGCGGCATCGTCGGAAGCGGTGACGGCGGCCTATGTCGCACTCTCACCTAAAACGACGCGCCCGCTAACCGACGACGTTCGCGTCGTCTCGGCCGCCGTCGTCGATACGGCGGTGCGGGTGCGCCTGCAAATCCCGGCGGGGCCTGCGCCTGAGACGGTGCGCAAAGACGCATCCGATGCAATCGACGCCTATCGCAAGCAACGCCGGCGTATCGGCCTGCCGCTGCGCGTCGACGGCCTGATCGGCGCGGCTCGCGCCGGTGCCGCTGCGGCCGAAAAGGTGATTGTCGAAAGCCCGACGGCCGATGTCGACCCCGGAATTTATGGCGTGGTGAACGTCACGGCGATCGAGGTTATCGTCGAGGGCGTCGAATGATCGAGGAAATCGACAATCCCGACTTTCATTTGCTGCCGCCGAACGCCTCGCCGCTGGAACGTGTTTTCGCGAGTAGCGGCGCGCGCCGGCTAGACGGAATTCCGACCCCGATCGAAACGGTCAAGCGACCGTTTGAAGCGCCCGCGGCCTTCCTGCCGGCCTTGGCGTGGGAAACCTCGCTTGACCTTTGGGAGGAAGATTGGCCGGAATGGCGCAAGCGCCGGGCGATCTCTCGCTCGATCGAGTTGCACCGGCTCAAGGGCACGTTGCCCGGCTTTATCGGTTGGCTCGATATCATCGGCGCGACGCTGCAATCGCACGTCATCCCGCCGATCGGCGGCTATGTCTCGCCGGGCCGTACCGACGCCGAGCGTCTTGCGTTCGTCTCGCAATTCCCTGAATTGCGCATCTATACGGAATCCGAATACGGCCTCGCGGACGCCGATCTCTATCTCGGTGACGGCTTTGTCGACGTGGATTTCGTGACGATCTCGACGGCGCGTGATCGCTACGGCCGCCGGGCTTACATCGTCGATCGCGGCGTGACACGCCCGGTGCCGATGCTTCCGGTCACGTGGGCGGGTGCCGAGGCGATTTTAGAGGATCTAATCGGGGTTGTTATCCCCGGCGAAGATGACGGCGGCTTGTTCCTGGGGGATGGCTCGCTCGATCGCGACCATGTGACGGTTGCAAAGATCACGTCGTCGCTGCTCTCTATCGCGGCCAATCGTTCCTACCTGCCGATTTCGCCTCGGCCTGTCGTGTTGCCCGGCGACACCTCGCCGCTTTCGCTCATGGACACCATGCCGGAACGGGTCGCCCTCAAGGGGACGATCGGCCCCGACGTGCTGCATGCGGGCGCGGGTTACATCGGCGACTATCTCGGCGAAAAAGATACGCATCTGCGCATCTTTGATCGCTTCTATCTGTTCGACGCCGAGCGCGTCATCGGCGGCCCCGGCAGCGATGGCGGGTTTTTCCTCGATCACACGCGGCTCGAAATCCCGCCGTTCTATGCCGAAATGCGCGTGCATTTTCCCGGTAACGCCCCGCCGCCGACGCTGATGCTCGACGACGGCTTTCTCGACGAGGCGAGCTTGCTGCCCGTGCAAGGGCAACTCGATCGTGTCGCCGCTGCGCTACGTGCCGCCAAATCGCATCGCGATCACATTTGGTTCACGACGCAAATCTCTCGCCCTGTCGAATTCGCTGATGCGGTGCCGCTCGACGGCTCGGTCGCGTTCGATGACGAAATTCTGATCTATGACTGACAAGAGGTTAGGTTAAATGGAGAAAATTGTTAACTTCGGCCCGCGCCAAAAGGTGACGGTCGACGACATCAATAACATCGGACTCGATGCCCGCGAGGGACTCGACCATGTTGTCGGCGACGCGCTCGTGCCGACCGCGAAATATGCCGGTGCCGACGTTGCGATCAGCGCCTCGACGAAAGTCAAGGTTGCGACGCCTGCGCGTCTTTATCGGCAGGGCCGCGTTTACGGCAACGAAATCTCGGGCGGTATCGAGGTCGACTTGCTGCCGCAACTGCCGACGGCGGGCTTTAAGCGCATCGTTGCGCTGACGTTGACCGGCAGCGCGCAAGACGATCAAGTCGAGGAACGTGACTTCCTGACGAACGCCGTCACTCGCGAGACGCAGGCGCAGCCGACGGCAACCCGGAACATCCGCGTTGCAATGGTCAACGTGATCGCCGGCGCTGCCGCTGTCGACCCGGTGCAACCTGCAATCCCGGCCGAGCATCTGGTTATCGCCTATGTGACGCTGACGCCGACGGCTGTTTCGGTCGTGACACAAGTTACGAACAACCGCCTTGCGAGCATCGTCGATATGGACGGTCGCCTCGTGGTCGTCGAGCAGTGGAAGGACATCACGCAGCCGATCATCGACGGTATGCGATCGGACATCGCCAAATTGCAGCAGGGGCAGAACGGCGCGCAGTCGCGCGGCATGACTGTCTATCTGCTCGAACAGGTGGCGCGCCTCTCCGATCGTATCGGCGTGAACGAATCGGCGTCCTATTCGCGAACCGATTGGTTCCTCGATCAGGACGATTCCGACATCACGCATCCGCAGTACCTCGCCAAGGTTGAAGAGGGCTTCCGCTTCGCAGACGCGAACGCCGAAACCTCGTCGCCCGTGCTGTCGAACCCGGCCGATACGAAATTCTCGATTTCGTCTGACGGTCTGCTCTTGCCGGCCTATAGCAACGTGCCGCTGGTATCGAATATCGGCAAGGATAGCGAGATCGCGCTGTCGAACGCCGGTGCGCAGAACGTCAATGTCATTGCGCGCACGGTGTCGAAAACCCGCGTTCGCTGGGGCAGCTCTTACGTCGTCTGTACTAACTCGGCGATGTGGCAGTCGGGCCGCTATGACCCGACGACGGGCATTTTCACTGCATCCAGCGGCGAAACCTTTCAGGTTGCAAACCCGGAAGTCGCGCTTATCAATCATCAGTGGGTGCGCCTCGATCAGTTTTGGACCGACACTTACGAGGAAACCTATTGGGATACGATCGTCACGACGGCGGCCTTTACCGGCAACGTCTGCGCGCAATCGTTCCTCGTGCCGCGTGCGGCTTGGCTTACGAAAGTTCGGCTCGGTTTCAGCCGCCTCGACTCGCAAGGCGACCTTCGTGTCGTTCTCTGCCGCGTGACGGCATCGGGTGCGCCTGATCCGAAAAACGCGCTCGCCGTGGTGACGGTTCCGGTTGCAAATCTGCGGCTCTATCCGACGATTACCGAAATCCCGATCCCGCCGACCTATGCGGAAGCCGGCGAACGCCTCGCCGTGCTGCTTATTACGGGTGGCAATCATTGGCTTGCGATGGCCGAGAACAACAAGTATGCGCAAGGCACGTTCTTTATCTCGACTGACGCCGCATGGTTTCAGGGAGATATCTCGCGCGACGCGTGCTTCGAAGTGCAGGCCGCGCAGTTCATCGCGCCTCGCATCGTCATCGATCTCGACCCGTGGTCGTGCAATGGCGGCATGACCGATATCGACATGAACCTGACTCAGATCGCGCCGAATCCGAGCAAGATCATTTTCGAAGTCAAGGTCAACAATATTTGGTATCCGGTCGCGGCCCCGGAAGCGGGCAATGCTAATCACCCGCTCTATGGACAGCCGGCCTCGGTTGGCGCGCGTATGACGCTGATCGGCACAACGGAAGTGATGCCGGGTATCTATCTCAACAAGTCGAAGGTCACGCGTTCGCGGCCTCGCGTTGATGGCGTGCATATCTCGACGCCGCGCAATGCGCCGTCGAATGTGACGGAAGTTCAAGTCATCGCGACGCTTGAACATATCGACACGGCCTATCACACGTGCGGCGTCAAGCTGTTGCGCGGCGCGGGTTATACGACTGAGGTTGGCCCGACCACGACGACGGACGTTGTGCAGCCTGACGGCTCGGTTCGCCGAACCTTCACGTTTGCCGGCCTTACGGCGCTGTCGACGTACAAGCGCAAAATCACGATGGGCACTGACTCGCCGTTGCGCGTGTTCCATGTCGCCTGTCTGACTGACGTTGCAATCCCGTAAGGAGGGAAAATGTCGAATACCGAAAACACCACGATCGACCCGGAAGGGCAGTACAAGGTTGAGCTTACGCGATCGATTAAGGTCGGTCGCACAAGCATTCATCCGGGGCCGCGCGTGATCCTGCGCGGCGACATCCTGTCGGACACACTCGCCGCTGATGCGAGCGTCGTGTCGAGCTACGTCGCCGCAGAATAAGCGACGCGCGCAATTGCTGGCGGCCGGTGCTTTCGAGCGCCGGCCGCTTTCGTTTCCGCGGATGCTCTAAGGATTACGGTAATGGCTTACGAAAAATTTCTGCGCAGTCAGATGCGCTACATCGGCGGCGCGCGCTGGGATGAATTGATCCGGCAAATTCAGAACGATTTTTCGGCGCTGTACGAACGCGCCGGCGTTGAAGAACAGACCGCCGAAAAGCTGCTGTCGCGCGGCTTGCAGGTAATCGAGGATTTGGTGTCGCCTGTCGCGCTACAGGCGCAGACGCGGGTTGACCAAATCGACGCGCTGATCGTCGGCGGAACCGAGGCGATCAACTATTTCACGCTGACAGCAACGCAAAAGCTCGAAGCAATCGCGGGCTATCTCGATATAATCGAGGCCGGCGGCATCACGGCAAACCTCGTCGTCGAAACGGCCGAGCGTTCATTTCTTGCTGCGGCGCTCAAGACGAAATTGCTCGCCATGTTCGGCGGCGATAACCCCGTCGCGCCGACTGCGCCGCTCGGCGAAGATAGCGAGCGGCTTGCCAATATGGCCGCGTTGCATGAGGCAATCGAGGCGCTGGCCGGCGATGTCGACGACGATCTCGTCGCATTGGCGGAATCGGTAGCGAAGGCGACGCTTGCCGAAATCAAGAGCGGCACGGGCGACAAATACCTGACGAACGGCAAGGCGTGGGGTGCGGCGGCGTGGGTATCGCTCGGCAATCTGTCGGGCGCTGTCACCATCGACGCGAGCAACGGCTCGCGCTTTTACGGCACGATGACGGGCAATGTCACCATTGATGTCTCAAACCTCAAGAACGGCCAGCCGTTCGAAATCGTGTTGATGCAGGATGCAACCGGCAACCGAACGGTGTCTTGGGCGGCGAAGTTCAAATGGCCGAGCGCGACTGTGCCCGGCGTCGGTACGGCGGCGAACGGCTATGCAGTCGTTGTGACCGGCATCGGCACGTGGGGGACCGATATTCTCGCCGCAGGCTGGAAAGTCACCGCATGATGTTGCCGTTCCTGATGCGCATCGGCGGGGCCGATATCGACACCACGCCTAACCCCTTTTCGTTCCCGACGGTAAACGGCGCGGGGCCGGGTTCGGATAATTGGTCGATCGCCGTACAGATCACCGGCATTACGGTGCCGGTCCCGGTGACGACCGTCGGCGGTACGTTCCGCATTCTGGATGCGAGCCAAACGGTTGTCATTCAAGATTGGGGAACGGTCGGCAGCATACGGAACGGTCAAGTTCTCCAGCTTCGGCAGACCGCATCGGCGTCGTATAGCGGGACCGTACAAACCTCCGTTCAAGTCGGCACCGTGTCGTCGATTTGGTACGTCGTCACAATGTCCGTCGTCGGCGGCTCGGCATCGTGGGGAACGCCCGGCGTTTATAACTTCACTATCCCGCACCACAACGTATTCAACGCCGATGTCTACGGCGCGGGAGGCGGCGGCGGTGGCTGTAGTACCTCGGATTATTACGGTTCGCCGCCGCAGGCGGGCGCGGGCGGCCTTAGCTACTTCAATGCCCCGACCGGCAACCTTGTCGGCTATGGCGGCAACGGCGGCTATTACGGCGGCGATTGGTACGATGGCGGTTTGAGTACGGGACCGGGCGGCGAGCATGGAACCGGCGTCAACGGCGACGGCAACGTTTATGCCGGCGGTGCCGGCCCCGGCGGCGGCGGCTACTTCTCTGTCGTTCCCTCTTGGCGAGGCGGCCCCGGAGGTTATGGCGGTCGCGCTTATCGCAGTTGGGCACGCGGCGTCATGGCCCCCGGCTCGGTAATTCAAATCGTTGTTGGGCAGGGTGGATCGCCCGGCGGCGTCGCTGCGCCCAATCCGGAATACTTCGTCCAGGGCGGTTGGGGCGGCAACGGTGCCGTTTATGTTTCATGGGGTTAACAATGCAATATGTAGTTCAAGAGATCACCGCAGACGTGTTCCGTGAAGTACCCTTCGGCGCGAGCATCGTTGTCGGCGACGTGGTTCACCCGTGGCAGATTACCGAATTGTGGCCCGTCGCCGCGCAGGAAGCCGTTGGCGTGTTTCACGTCGCACCCGCAATGCCTCCGCATGCGAGCGCGACGGTGAAGGGATATCATTTCGCGCGCGTCGAGGGCGTCGTCGTGCAATTGCTCGATATCGAATTGCCGCCCGACAACACGCTCGACATGAGCGCAACCGCTCGGCAAATCCGCCTTGCTATGAATGCGCTCGGCTTGCGCGAGGATATCGAGGCGTATGTCGCTAGTCAGTCGCAGGATGTGCGCGACAGTTGGCAGTACACGAGCGAGTTCAAGATCAATCACCCGTTTATCATCGCCGCAGCCGAGCATTTGAATAAGAGCGACGCCGAGCGTGTCGCGCTGTTCTCTCTTGCGCAAACCTTCACCTAGCAGTCGAGCGTTGCTCGTCTGATCGAACGCAACTCAATGAATTCAACAATGGCCGCCCTCGACGGGGCGGCCTTTTCTTTTGGAGTAACGAATGACCGAACCGACTTTTGGTATCACTATCACGCGCGACGACAACGAAGCGCGCCCCGTCGTCGCGAGCGATATGTCCGTCGTGGGCCTCGTCGCCCCTGCGCCCCTCGCGGATGCAACGGCGTTCCCGCTGAATACGCCCGTGCTGATGTATTCGAGCGATAAGACCGCATTGACGAAGCTCGGTGCCGGCGATCTCGCCGAACAGATCACGCTGATTAACGATCAGCTCGCCGACTTTCAGGTCGCCGCAAAGGTGGTCGTGGTGCGCGTCACCGAGGGCGCTGACGCTACTGCCACGCTGGCAAACATCGTCGGCACCGAGGCGGCCGGAACCGGCATCTATGCGCTGCTCGCTGCCGGCCCGATGCTCGGTGTCATCCCGCGCCTGATCGGCGTTCCCGGTTTCACGCATCAGCGCACCGGCGATCTCGCAAATCCGGTCTGCGCCGCTCTGCCGGGCGTGCTGTCGAAACTGCTCGCGCACGCCGTTGTCGAGGGGCCGGGAACGAACGCCACGGCAATCAAGGATTGGCGCGAGACGCTGGCGTCTGATCGCCTTATCCCCGTCGATTGCTGGACGAAAATTCAGGTTGGCACCGAGGTCGTTTCTGCGCCGGGTGTCGGCACCGTTCTCGGCATCGCCGTTCGCCGCGACTATGAAAAGCGCGGTGTGCCCGGCCACTCGTGGGCAAATCAGTCGGTGCAAGGCATCCTCGGCCCGAACCGTTTCGTCAACTTCTCGCTGACGGACGGCGCGACGGAAGGGCAGGATTTGCTTTCGGCAAATGTCGGCGTGCTGTTGCGCGGCGAGCTTGGTGTCGAGACCGCGATCGCTTCGTCGGGCTTTGTGTTCGTCGGCACCGACAACGCCGGCGACGATCCCTTGTGGCAGTTCTACAATGTGACGCGCATGCGCGATTACATCCACTTGGGCTTGCTGCGAACGCTGCGGTTCTATCTCGGCAAATACAATATCACCGGACAGACCATTCAAGCCGTTCTCAACACGATGCACTTTTTCTTGCGCGACCTGAAAGCCGACGATCACATTCTCGGTTACAAGGTCGGTTTCGAGCCGAGCAAGAATTCGCCTGAGAACCTGCGCCTCGGCCGCTTCCGCTGCTACTTCGAAGCCGAGGAACCGCCGGTGCTGCGCCGCATCGATATCGACTCGCGCCGCTATGCGCGCGCGCTCGACATCCTCGTCGCCGATCTCGCGTCGCAAACGAACGATCTCACCGGCTAACGCCGGTTCGCGGCTCGCCGATCGCGGCGGGCCGCTCGATCTCTCACGCATCACAGTAAGGAATTCGCCAAATGGCAGGAACCGTTTACATCCAGACCGCCGCTAACCTCTTTTGCGGCGATCATGACCCGACCAAATCCAAGCATCTGACCCTTGAAGAAATGCGCGTTCCGGCGCTCGAAGAAAACTTCGCAGATCACACGCCGGGCGGCGCGCTGGTCGGCGTCGAGTTCGCGGTCGGCGTCAAGAAATTCGAAGCCGGCTTCAAGCTCAAGGGTTTCGACCCCGACCTGATGTCGGAATTCGGCCTCGGCTCGAAAGTGCGCAACGTGTTCACGTCTTACGGCGTGATCGTCGACAAGCGCACCGGCCGGTCGATCGAAAGCAAGGCGATCATTCAGGCGCGGCTCGGCCGCGTCACGCCTGATGCGTTCTCGCGCGGCAATCTCGCCGGCTGCGATTACAGCATGAATGAGATCGTCAACTATCAATTCCATTTCGACGGCAAGGAAAAATTCTATTGGGATTTTTTCACCAACGAATTCCGAGTCGATGGCGTCGATCAGAACCGCGAGGAAAACAACATTCTTCGCATCACGGGCGCCGCCTAATCGCCGCGTCGCTCTAGCCAAACATCAACGAAAGGAAATGAAGTGAAAAAGATTGCAATTGTCGCCCTTGTCCTCGCCGCGCAGACCGCCGGCGCTCTCGCCGGCTCGGTCAAGTATGACCCGAAATCGCCGGCCGCCGCGGTCGCCGTCAATGAGCAGGTACGCAAGGAAATCGCCGGCAAGGTCGACGCGCCGCTCTGTCTCTACATCTGGAATGACGGCTCGTGCCGTGTGGCGATGACCGCGGCCGGGCAGATGGACGGCGGCGGCGGTGCCGGCGGCGCTGCCGGCGCGTCGGGCGAGTAACGAACCGAACAAAGCCAAGGGGCTGAATAACCGATGACGACTGAGAACATGGACGCGCCGGCAGAAGTGCCGGCGCAGATCGAGCCGCCGCGCTTTGTCGGCAAGGTGCGATCAAAGACAGTGCCGCTCGATTGGCCGATCGAGTTCGACGGCAAGCTTTACGAGTCGGTGACTGTAAGCCGTATGACGGCGAAGCAGGTTTCCGAATTCGTTGAGGCCAGCCGCACCGGCGGCAAGGCCGCCTTGGCGATGTTCGACTGCCCGATCGAGGTAATCGACGCGCTCGACGCGGACGATAGCGAGGCTGTCAACGCGGTTGCTCTCGATTTTTTGCCCCGCGCGCTGCGGATGGACGGCGAATAGAGCCGTTAGCGTGGCGCTTTTACGTCGGCCTAGTCGCCGGCGTTCTCAATACGCCGATTCCGGTCATTCTCGCGATGGATTGGCTGGACATGGCGGCATGGTTCGACACTGCGATCGATGTGCGGAAGGTTTTGGGGCGGTAAGATATGGGAAACGTAACCTCTGAGCTTGTCGTCAAGCTCGTCGATCAGATCAGCGGCCCTGCCAAAACGGCCGCCGGGTCGCTCGACGCGATCGACAAGTCGGCGCAGAAGCTGACAAAGGCGAAAAAGTTCGGACTGCCCGGCGATATCATCCGCGAAATGGAGCGGTTGAAGTCGTCGACGCGTGATGTCGATCAAGTCGGCAAATCGTGGGAGCGGATGCAGCGCATCATGCGCGAGAAGCCGGTCGGCGCTGCCAACTACTTCCGCACGATCGAGGATTGGTCGCGGCGCACGGTTACGCAACTGCGCAATCTGGCGCGCGAGCAAGAGAAGGTGCATTCGGGCTTTGGCAAGGGCGCTGCCGGCCTAGCCGCCGGCGTTGCCGGTGCGTATGGCGTGCGGCGTGTTGTAGGTGCGGCCGTCAAGAGCGGCGCGTCGAATGCGCGTGAAAATACGCGCGATTACCTCGGCGGTCTGTCGGCGTCGGAAAGCGCGGCGCTCGTTGCCGGCGCGCGAACGATGTCGGGCAACTACAAATCACTCGACTATTCGACCGCGCACGAACGCTTGCGCGACACCGCAATGTCGATGGGTGATGTCAATAAGGCGATCGGCCTGCAAGACACGCTCGGCGCTGGGCACACTGTTTTGCAGTCGCTCAAGGGGCCGACTGCCGCGCTAGAGGAAAGCCGGAAGTTTTTCAAGGCGCTCGACACGCTCGGCCGTAATGTCGACGGCGGCGAAATCCGCAAGCTCTATGATGGCTACATCAAAGCGATGGGCGTCGAGGGCGCGGACATGAATATGGGCGACTTGTTCAAAGTCGCGATCATGTCCAAGTCGGGCGGCGCGTCTCTCTCCAATCGCTTCCTGATGTCGGCTGCGCCGGCGCTGATGCAGGATATGAAGCCGGATAGGCTGGGCACGGCCCTCGGTTCGATGGTGTCACAAGTCATCGGCGGCCGTGCGACTAAGGAGTCGAAGCGGCAGCAAACGAAATTCGGTCTGCGCGACAAGAAAGGCAAATTCCTCGACGGCGACATGATGCTTGCGGACCCGATGGAATATGCCGAGAAGCGTCTTATACCTGCCCTCAAGGCGAAAGGCGTCAACGTCGAGGACAGCAAGGCGGTAACGACGGCGACTTCGGCGCTGTTTTCGAGCCAAACGGTTCAAGACCTTTTCAACAAGATTATCACGCAGTTTCCGCAGTATCAGCGCAGGGCGCAGCAATACGATAAAGCGCCGGGACTCGCCGCAGCGAACAAGATCGGAAGCGGCGACCCGTTCGTCGCTCTCGACGGCCTCATGGCGCAGTTGCGCAATTTAGGCGCGAGCCTGACTGAGAAAATCATGCCGGCGGCGGCGAGCGGCATGGATAAGCTGGCGACGCTTGTTAACGGTTTTGCGGAATCCGCTAAGTCTTCCGGCTCGGCGCTCATGCAGGTTGCGGGCGCGCTCGGCGGAATTGTCACGGGCGCTGCGCTCGCTTCAACCGCTCTTAAGCAGTTTCTGCCGGGCATCTTCGGAAACACGCCGGCGGCCGTTGCAGGCCCGGCGGCAACCGTCGGCGGCGTGCTTGCCGGCGGCGCTGCCGCGTCGGTGTTCTCGGCCGAGGTCATCAAAAACAATAAAGAGGCGTTCGGCGATCTCACAACAAACCCGATGCTTGGTGCGTTCGGCGGCGATGCGAGCATCGCGGCGGCCATTCAAAACGCGCCGGCGATCGCGGCCGAGATCGCGGCGCGCGAGGCGGCTGCGAAAGCCGACGCTGCAAAGCGTATCGAGGATAAGAAAGTCAACTTCGGCGACATGGCAAAGCCGGCCGAGGCGAGCGCGGCCGGCGCGCAAAGCGGCTCGGGTTTCCGCGACGCGCTGCGGCAGGAATTGCACGGGGCCGAGGAAGATGTCGGCGCGTCCGTCGGGCGCATGCTCAACCTGCTCAACTTCAACGCCTCGCCGACCGTGACGCCAAAGGTCAACACGCCGGCAGGCGGGCCGGGCAAGCAATCGGCGCGGGATACGTCAACAAAGCTCGGGTCACTGATCGACGATCACACTCGGGGCAGCTTTCACGATCATGAGTTCGGCTAATGCTTTATGCTCTCGGGCCTATCGATTTCGAAGTCGCGCCCTTTAATACGCACGAGGTCGAGCGATCACACGCCGCCGACTTCGCCTCAAAGGACTTGCTCGGACGCCGCAAGGGTCACGAGTTTGTCGGCGACGGCGACGAAAATGTTTCGTTTTCGTGCAAGCTCTTTCCGCACAAACTCGGCGGATTGAGCGAGCTTCAAATCCTCGACGCGCTACGCGCCAGCGGTTCGCCGCAAATGCTGATGCGCGGCGATGGCTCGCCGCTCGGATGGTTCCTTATCACGCGCGTTCGCGAGCGGTCATCGCACCTCGATCGTCAAGGCGTCGGTCGCATGATCGATGTCGATATCGACCTGATGCGGGACGACGCGCCGAGCGCCGCCGATTTCGTGGCGAGCCTTTTCAACCTGTTCGGATAACGCGCAATGGCAAAATACGAGTCGTTACAGGTGCGCGCCGAGGGCGTGACACTTGATCTCTTGCTTTGGCGTCGCTTCCTTCGGGTGATACCCGGCCTCGTCGAGCAGACGCTCGACATAAACCCGACGCTCGCCCGCAAGGGCGTTGTCCTGCCGATCGGCACGCGCGTCGTGGTGCAACTGCCGGAACCGCCGGAAGCGAAGATAGCGAACGCCGTTTCACTTTGGGATTAACACATGCGACGCAAAGCAGCCTTTGCGGTGACGGTTGGCGGCCGTCCCGTGAATTCGGCATTTAACGATTGCCTTATCGAGATCGTGGTCACGGACTCGGCGGGCCTTAACGCTGATACGGCATCGATCGAGCTTGACGACAGCGGCGGCTTTCTCTTGTTGCCGTCGAAAAATGATCCGCTGTCGATCGCCCTCGGATGGGAAGGCGCGCCGCTCGGCGTCGTGTTCGAGGGTAAAATCGAGGAAGTGCTTTCAACCGGCGGGCGCAGCGACGGCCGCAAGCTTCATATCACCGCGAAATCTGCCGACACCGAGTCGAAGATTAAAGAGCATCGGGAAAAGCATTGGGATGACAAGTCGCTCGGCGACGTGTTGCAGGATGCCGGCGGATACGCCGGCGTTTCCGTCAAGGTGCATCCGAAACTCGCCTCGATCAAGCGCGAGTGGTGGGGAATGAGCGGGCAAAGCTTTATCGCGTTCGGCGACAAGATCGCGCGCGAGGTCGGCGGTACGTTCAAGATCAGGAACAAGCAAGCGACGCTCGTGCCGCGCAATGAAGGCATCGGCGCGGGCGGCTCGTCTCTGGCGCCGATCATCGCAAGGTGGGGCGACAACCTCATTTCGTGGTCGCTGACGCCCGCGCGTGGTCGACCGCAGTTCAAGAAGTTTTTCACGCGCTGGTATGACTACAAGGGCGCGAAGTGGAAACGCGAAACCGTCGAGGCGGCTGCGGCTGTCGAACCGGAATCCGGCGACCGCTTTTCAGAGTATGACGCGGACGCGTCGAACGATCGCGCAGGATCTTCGAAAAAGGGCGGCGACCGCGAAAAGGGCGGCGGCACCGTCGTTATTGACGGCAACCCGAATGCCAAGGCGGAAGCACCTTGCATCGTGATCGGCGCTCGGCCTGGCATTGACGGCACGTATCGAACGGACACCGCGCAGCACAACTTTACGCGCGGCAGCGGCTACATCACGACGCTAACCGTCAAGCAACCCGACGGCGACGCCGGCAGCGATACGCGCGCGGCGGCCTAACGCACTTCAATCGACATCAACGGAAATCGTCATGCGAAAGCTTTTCGCCGTGGCGGCGCTTTGCCTGATCGCAAGCGCCGCGGATGCACGGCCGCGTCATCATTCGACAGCAGACAACGGCCGCCCGGCCGCGTGCGCTGGCATCCCGTGGTGCGGGTGCTGGTTACGCCTGCGCCACGGCATCGCCGATCGGCGTTTCGACAAAGCGAGCCTATGGGCGCGCCTCGGCGAGCGCGCGGACGTGTGCCGGCCGGGGCTTATCGCTGTTTGGCCTAACCATGTCGGCGAGATCACGGAATGCCTCGCCGGCGGAATGATCCGCATGATTTCCGGCAATGACAGTAACGCCGTGCGTGATCGCGTGCGGCCTTTGGGGCGTGCGCAACTGCGCGCCCTCTAACGTGGGGGACTGATGAAAATCTTACTCGTCGAGGATTGGCGGCGTGTGCTGCGGCACGCGTGGTCGGTTCGATTGCTTGTGCTGTCGTTTGTGTTCGACGGCCTCGAATTCGCGTTGCCCATGTTCATGGACAATCCGCCGATCGAGCGCGGCCGGTTCTTTGCCCTTGCCGTTGCGGTGAAGGTGCTTGCGCTCGCGTTCAAGTTCATTTCTCAAAAGGAGTTTCGCGCAAATGGCGCTGACTAAGAAACATGGGATCATCGCCATTTCTGCCGCTGCCATCGCGCTTGCGACGCCGCAGGTTGCGAGTTGGGAGGGGCTTTGGCTGACGGTGAAGCCGGATAAACTGGCCTATGGAATTCCGACGGGCGGTTATGGCGAGACGCAAAACGTCAAGCTAGGCGAGACGCACACTAAGGAATATTGGCAAGATCGCCTCAAGATGCGTCTGCCGCAATACGCCACGAAGCTCGCGCCCTGTATCAAGGTCGAATTGCCTGATGAGGTTGTCGCGACCCTGATATCGATGTCTTACAACGCGGGAGCGGGCGCGGTTTGTAAATCGTCGGTGCTGGCAAAGATGAATGCCGGTGATATCAAGGGCGGTTGCGAGGCGATCATCAAGCTCGACAGCAAGGGTCGACCGCTCGTCACGTTTGACCGCAACGGCCGGCCGCTCGACGGTTGGTACGTGATGGCCGGCGGCAAATTCCGGCAGGGGCTTGCCAACCGCCGCGCATCCGAGCGCAAGCTTTGCGAGTCGGGCCTCAAGACATGAGCGAGTATCTTTATTCGCTTGCGGTGTCATGGGCGCTTTGGGCGGCTGTGGCGGTGCTGCTCGTCTCGCTGCTCGGCTATCTGCCGCTCGCCGATAAAGTGCCGATCGTCGGGCCTTACGCCCGCGTCGCGCGCCTCGTCGCGTTTCTGACATTCGGGCTTGTCTGCGCGCTCGTCGATCGTCGATCGGCGGACGCGCGCAGCGAGATCGCGCAGCTAACGCGCGACCTGAGTTTCGCACAAACGCAAATCCAAAACATTGCGGCAACCGCCGCCGACAAAGCGCGGCTCGCTAATGCGTCGGCTACGGCTGCGCTTGTCGCTGACATGAAGGCTAACACCTATGAGCAATGGCTCGCTTTGCAGCCGGCTCGCAAGTGCGATGATGATGATCTTGATAGCGACGACGTTCGGTGGCTGTCTGACATCAAACCGCGACGCGAAACCGGCAGCGCCAACCGTCCCGGCGGTTTTACTTTCCCGCGACTGCGAGGATTTGGCAAAGAAACCGCCAATCCCTAAAGCCGTGAAAGGACAAAGCCGGCGCAAGCTACTGATGCGCACGCGTGTCGCGCTCGTCGAGGCAATCGATAGCCTCGACGACACGACGGAATGCCAGCGACTGCAGCGCGAGCGACTTGCCAAGGGTGCGCGCCGATGACGGCGGCACACGATAACGCCGCGCTGGCCGCGGACGTAACGAACCTGAAAGATCAACATGCCGCCTTGCGCGGCGAGGTTCGTGATTTCAAGGCCGATGTCGCAAACGGCTTCGCCTCGATCCGCACGTCGATCGACAGCGGCCTCGGCCGGATGTCGCAGGCGCTCGACACGAAAACGTCGACCAATTGGACGCCGATTGGAATCGTCGTGTCTGCGCTCGTGACGATCGCGGTCGCGTTCTATGCCGGCTTGCGCGAGCAGGCCGGGCGGCACGAGGCGCAAATCGAGGCGCTGCGCGACCGGCAGGTTCCTCGCATTGAACACGAGCGCGTGTGGCGCGAGCAAGCGGAAGATCAGCGCGTCGTCAACGAGCGTCTGCGCCGTCTCACTGATGAGAACGTCAAGGTTCAAATCGATCTCTCTTTCATGAAGGGGCAGCTTAACCCGCTGTCCGTTCGGCCTAAAGAATAAGGCTTCAATCAAAAATGTTCGAACCAATTTCCGACGAGCAATGCCAGCGTGCGGCATCGCTCAAGACGAAACACGGCTCGGAGCGCGCCGCGGCGAAAGCCGCGGGCATTCCCCGCACCACGTTTCGCCGTCATATCAAGCGCGCCGCCGAGCGCGGTTTCATGGGCTTCGATCCGGTGCTGCCGGGCTATGAGGTCAAAAGCACCTCGGCGCAAATGGACGATGCCGGCAATGTGCAGAAGTCGTGGGTAAAGCAGCATAAGGAATCCGGCGAGGCGTTCGCTATGCCGGCCGGGCAAATTCTCAAAGGTGTCTCGGCTCTCGTCGACACCGAGGGCCGCATTCGGCAACAGTGGATCAAGACGAAAAGCGACACGGCCGCGCCGATGTTTATCGACGCGCTCAAGGCCGAGTTCGCGGCGTATCGCGGCCGGGCGCATCTCGTGCCCGCGCCGAAACGCACCGATCGCGGGCTGATGAATATCATCCCGATCGCCGACCCGCATATCGGCATGCTCGCATGGGCACCGCAGACCGGCACCGATTACGATCTCAAGATTTCAACCGAGCGTCTTGTCGACACGTCGTCATCGCTGATTAGCGGCGCGCCGCGTGCCCGCGAGGCGCTGATCGCCAATCTCGGCGATTGGTATCACGCAAACGATCAGCGCAACATCACGCCGCGGTCGGGGCATCAACTCGACGTTGACGGCCGATGGTTCAAGGTTCTGCAAGCCGGTGTGCGCACGTTCCGCACAATCATCGATCTCGCGCTCGCAAAGCATGAGGTCGTCGAGGTCGTGAATATCCCCGGCAATCATGACCCGGAAGCGGCGTGTGCGCTGGCGCTCGCGCTCGGCGAATTCTACGCGCGCAACAAGCGCGTAAAAATCGCGTTCCCGTCTGAAATCTATTATCGGCGGTTTGGGGCGACGCTGCTCGGTTGTGCGCATGGTGACAAAGCGCCGCCCGGCCGGCTTGCAATGGCGATGGCTGTCGACGAGCGCAAGGCGTGGGGCGAGACGGCTTATCACTGGATCATGTACGGGCACATTCATAAGGACAAGTCAGACACGTTCGGTGATGTCTTTGTCGAGTCGTTCTCGACGCTCGCCGATAAGGATAACCACGCCGCCGGCGGTGCGTGGCGTTCGCGCCAGCGCCTTAACCTAATCACGCTTGATAAGCGTGACGGCGAGGTGTCACGCAATTTCATCAACCTTCCGCCGCCATCTATGCGCCGGCCGGTTCGCTCCAATGTACGCAGCGCGCGAGGTTGACGGCGGCGACGACGAGATCGCCGACGATCTCGCGTGCCTGCATGCGCTGACGTTTGGCGAGACCGCACCAATACCCGACACGAGCGTCGGGCATTGGTGGCTCGTCTATTTCATGCGCGAGCCGATGCCGATCGCGTTTGCCGGCCTGACTCCCTCGTCTCTCGGCGAGGGTGTCGGCTACTTCAAGCGCGCTGGCGTTCTAGCGGGGCATACAGGCCGCGGATTACAGCGCCGGCTTATCCGGGTGCGGCTCAATCGCGCGCGCCTCAATGGCTGGCAACGCGTCGTGACAGACACGACGGACAACCCGCGATCGGCGAACAACCTCGCCGACGCCGGCTTTCGAATGTTCACGCCCGCGCATCCGTGGGCGTTCCCTCAATCCCTTTATTGGACGAAAGCAATCGTTTGATGTCGCAAGATGACACCGCGCCGGCGCGACGCCGGCTGATCGACACGACGAGCGCCGAGCGCAAAAACTATCCGATGGCGCGCGGACTGCTCGACTACTTCCCCGACGCGCTCGCCGAGGTCGCAAAGCTCTCATACCTCGCAAATCAGAAACACAACCCCGGCGAGGAAATGCACCACGCGCGCGGCAAGTCGATGGATCATGCCGACTGTATCGTGCGGCACCTTGTCGGGCGTGGCGGCTTTGACGGCGAGACGCGCGAAAGTGCCGCCCTCGCATGGCGCGCGCTGGCGCTGTTGCAAGAGGAGCTAGAAGCCGAGTTCGGCTTGCCGCTGCCGCGCAATGCGCGTGCGGGCTAGGCGTGCCGGATGTCGAAAACCGGAAAGGTTATCGCCGTTGTTTTCATCGTGGCTGTCGGGCTTATCTGCGGCGCGGCGTTCCTGTTCATGGTGACGCTGCCGTGGCCGGATTTCTAACCGGAACCAATCGCGCGCAGATGTCTTGAGTCCCGGTTGTGTTGCGGAGTTGAGTTTGTGTCGTGGCAGTCGCGATTTGAGCCGCCGGTGATTTTGCCGGATGGCACCGAGCTAGTAACGCTTGCCGACGCGCGCGCTCATATTCTCGCGCTGCCGGCCGCGCAGCATAAAACCGAGGCATGGCAAACGGCAGTCAAGACACTGCTAGAAGCGGCCGAGGGGCGCGGGCCTATGATGCACGCGCGCGTCGGCGTGTCTCTGGCGATCAACGGGCCGCGCCCGATACCCGAAAGCCGGCCTTCAAAAGAAATCCATTGGCATAAGCGCCGTTCGCGGCGCTGACGTGCAGGCATGAAAAAGCCGCGCTGCGGGGCATCGCAGCGCGGCTGACTTGGAGCGTTTGGTGTTAGCCGAAAACCTTGATGAAAGCGGCGGTTGCGCCGACGAGCGCGCCGCCGGCCGTCATGCCGGCAATGACGAGCTGCCAGCCGGCGAGCGTGTAGTCGCGCGTAACCTTGCGGGTTTCCGCTGCAAACTTGCGGGTTTCTTCCTGCATGCGCTCGATGCGCGCAACCTGCTCGACTTGATCCATGCTTGTAAGGGTATCAGACATTCGCGTCTCTCTCAAATCGCCTGCGCACAATCGCGCCCGGCGTGACTATGAGATAGTGCATGATGCACTATGCTGTCAAGCCGCTTTGTTGTCGGCCGCGATCAGCTTTTTGACGTGCGCGGGCGTGAGTAGCGGCATGAGTATTTCAATATAGCGCGGGATGTCCTGCGCCTGCTCGGTGTCGCTCATGAGCCATCGCCGCACGGTCGACGGATTGACCCGTATCAAGCGTGCAAACGCCTGTTGCGATATTTCCAGCCGCGCAAGGTGGTCGCGAAGCTCTTGCGGGGTCATGCGGGTGACTTCGGGCAGCATCAGGCGGCCTCGCTTGCCGGTTCTTCGAAATAGGCGGGCTTGCCTTCGTATTTGATCGCGTAGCCGTAGAAGTCGCCGCCGACATGCGTTGCATAGATGCCGATTTGGCCCTCGGTCGCCTCGGTGTCGAGCATCGCCATTGCCTCGGCCTTGAAAGCCTCGGCCGATCGGTTGCGGGCATGACGGCTGCGAATCGCCGGCGTCGTGTCGGCGTCGAGCCAAGGTGCGGTTTTCAGTTTCATATCATTTCCTCGTGTCGGATAGGAAAAAGGCGGGCCGCCCTCATTAGCGGCCCCGTGGTGCGTTGTCTGCGTTACTGGTGCCATGTATCGGATTTCCATTTTTAACGAACGGGCGGCCGGTTTCCCGGCCGCGTCGTTTGCGCCTCAGTGATAAGAGGATGTCGAAACCGCCGCGTAGACTTTAACGCCGGCGACGATCTCGAAATCGTGCGGGGTGGCGCGGGCGCACGACGAGATTTTCAGGCCGCGGCCGGGCTGCGCGATCTTGCGGATTTCCGCGCCGACATAATCGCCCGGCAGCGGGATAACGCGGGCCGTCATGTCGCCGGTTGCGACGGTTTCGGTTGAGATTTGGCGCACGGTGACGGATGCCCCCTTGACGGCGACGACTTCGTAAAATTCCCGATTGGTCTGCTCGTAGCCCCAGCATGTCGAAAGAACATCGCCGACGGCATAGACGTGCGCGCTCGCCTTGGCGTCGGCCTTGCGCGCGGCCTTGCGGGCGTCATAGGCGCGGCGGCCTTCGAAGGCGCGGGCGACGCTGGCCTGCCGCTCGGCGGCGTTGCGGTAGTAGCAGGCGATAACGGGCTTGCGCTGCTTGCCGTAGAACACGCGGGCGCAGGGGCGGCCGTCGCGGTCGGTGTAGACATAGGCGACGGCATCTGACGACTTGTCGGCGATCTTGAGGGCGCCGGCAGGAACGAAGCGCAGGAGGGTAATGAAAGGCATTGGG